ATCTACACTGATCTGTTCCTGTAGCAAAATCACTAAATCTTGTAACCCTTTCTGGATTATTACCCCCTAGAGTTCCTGGATGACCACCTGCTCCAACGCAAGTATAATCATCATTAGACATTGAACCATCAAAATTTAATTGATAATGACCTGTTCCATTATCAGTTACGCTTGATATTCCAAAAGATTCTCTTATGGTGCTAGTGCTAGTTCCGTCAAAATTTATATATTTCTTTATAAGTCTGCCTTTTTCAGTTCCACTACTGTTTTGAAAAACGGGCGGAGATGAATTAGAGCTTTTAATTGTGCCGACTTGTAATGTACTCATGGTTTCGGATTTGCGTCTTTAACTGTTTTGATGTGGGTCGCCCACGTTCCAGTTGTATCCAGTTTACCTGCAACAATATCTTTGTACAACATATCTAACTGATCTCCTATAGAGGCATAAGTTGTTGAACCATCTTTTGTTCTATCTGTTTGATATTTTATTGCAGCAGCTTCAGCATTTAATGTTGTTCTTGCAGCGTCTATTTTGCTCTGTTCTAAAATAACAGGATTTCCGTTTTGATCAAAAGCTCCTATTTTATCGTTGATAGTTGTAACACTTGAATATGCCCTTCGAATTGCATTATGATCTAAAACCATTATGCTGATACCTCCATAAGTGTTAATGTTGAGACAGCCGATGGATCGTTAATCCTATCACCATCATGTGAGTTTCTATTAAGAAATCCTGTATGTCCACTGTTCGTAATAATCATTTTCAGTTTTACTGTAAAATTACCAGTTGCTCCTGGAGAGTGAAGACAATGAAAAGTTTCTCTTGCTAGATGGAATTGATCATCATTGCCTGTTTGACCATTATAATGCGTTCCCCAATGGTATCTACCTCGACTACCCCTTGCTGGTGGTTGTTGAAGAATATTACCACTGCCGTCTGCTAAATACAAGTAAGTTACGTTTGAAGTACTACACCAAGCAGCAGAGCAATTAATTAATAATTTATTAGATGAACTTTGCATATTTATAGTTGCTGACAACCCAGTATCTGCACCGCTTGTTGAGGTAGTACTAAACGCAGAATCAAAAGCGGCATAAACAGTTTGAATTACGCCACCATTTGCACCACTTGGCAGACCACCTCTTGGTACTATACTGTCAACTTTTAATTGGCTCATAAATTTATTATATACATACTTATACTACTGTCCATGTTTCTCCAGAACCAACTGTAACGGTCACTCCGCTTTGAATTGTAATAGGGCCAAAACTTCCAGCATTTTTACCATTTGTGATCGTATAATTTTGAGTTATAGTTTGATCGTTTTCCCAAAAAATTTCGTCAGATCCACCTCCTACTGCTCCACCTCCAGCAGCAGCCCAACTTAAAACACCACTGGCATTTGAAACTAAAGCATATCCACTTACTGCTGCATCTTCAGAAGGTAATGTCCAAGTCAAGCTAGATGAAATAGTAGTTGGTGCTTGAAATCCTACAAAATGACTACTATCAGCATCAGCGAATCTAAGATCATTCTGTGCTTGTAATGTTAATCCATTAGCATCAAATATCATTTGTTCTGTACCACTGGAAGAAAATCCCATCACGTTTGCAGATTTTCTAAACAGTCCTAAATCTGTATCTGTATCAAAAGAAAGAGCAGGAGAAGAAGCACTTGAGGAATCATCAATCAAAAGCTGACCTGTCATTGTACCACCAGCTTTAGGTAGTAAACCTAAATTATCTTGATCTATATTTCCTATTTCAGTAAAACCACTATTACTTGAATTTCTTATTTTTAATATTTTTGAAGTGGTATTAAGAAATCGCATACCAGCTACACATTGACTTGCAGCTAAATCACTTGACTTAGAATTACTTGATTGAATCGCAGCAAAAACATTGTTGAGGTCAGTCCTTACATTTGCTCCAGATGCGTTTTCTATTGTATAATTTGTTACATCGGCCATAGTTAATAACTATTTTCCTCCATTTTAACCTCCTTTGCCGAAACCAACAGCACTATAGGTAAAGTTCCTATCAATACTAGCATTACTTGAGTTTTTAAAATGAACTGTAAAACCAGTTCCAGATATACTTGAAAGCTCAAAAAAATCACCTGTAGCCATATTCTGAGGAGAAATATTAACAGAGGGTAAAAAATTATTTAGATTGCCCAAAGCAGAAGTTCCAACAAAAAAGGGTGCTGTGAAGGATACCGCTTTAGCTCCTGCTCCAGACGCTATAACAGATGACTGCTCAGTTCTGGAAGGCATAGTAGCAGTGTATCCTGCTTGTTGAAGGTTCATGTTTTGTGCTGTATCTACTGTGCTTAAAGTAATTCTAAATTGAAAACCTCTACCTTTGAATGTTCCATTCGCAAAGTCATTAAATGACGAATATGTAGGAGAGCCAGAAGGATTATCAGTCGTGGTACGTACAGCCATTTTTGCGTTTACATCTTGAGCTATCGAACCATCAAAATCTGTCCAGGTATCTATATTGTCTGTCCTGTTATCAAACTGATCTCCTGTGTAGAAACCAACTCCTTGAAAGTGTCTTTTTAAAGTAAGAGAAAATGTACCGCCAAGATCAAGAGTTTCTACAAAATCATAAGTACCATTAGCATTTACTGTTGGATCTATAAGCTTCAATCCTCCAAGAGTTGAATCAAATACTACATTAGACTTTGTACCGTTATATGGCGTTCCATCCGTATCTTCCCTATCAGTTTTAACAATAATTGAATCTAAAATATCAACAACAGACAAAGATACACTAGCTGCGTTGGCACTAAATCTACCGCCATCATCTTGAAATTTAAGTAGATAAGTTCCTGGAAGTGCAGCACAGATTACATCTGTTGAATTTCCTGCAACAGCCTCTACAACATCTTGAGCAGATTGGAATGTAGCTGCACCGCCAGTTTGATTTGTATGTCTTACATAAACACGACCACCATGAAGAACATCAATAGCAGTTGCCTGAGTAAATTTTAATCTTATAAATTGTTCATTTATAGGTTCAATAGTAAGTCCAGAAACATCTTCTGGTAAAGCCGTTTTTCCTTTTGCTACAAATGTTGTAGTAGCAGGATTAACAGATAAAGTTAGAGAAAGGTTATATGAAAAAACTTCAATAGTATATGTTCCCTTCTTGGTATCCAATAGTTCAAAATCACTGCTAAATACGACTTGAGATACGTAATTATTATCTTCGTATTTATAATTAACTAAGTATTGAGTGCTACCATCTACAGGTTGCCAATCAATAATTAGTTTACTTCTAGCAATATTGTTTATAACAACTGTTTTTTCTACAACTGTTAAATTGGTTGGTGTTGCAGCAGGAGCATTTAAAAGTGATATTGTTCTTGTTGGTAAAGCTACTCCGTTTTCAATAAAATTATATTTACCCTCGACATAAGTAAGTGCTGTTATCACGTAATTAATATCATCCTGTTCTTCAACTTGTATGACTCTAAATAATTGTGTCTGAAGAGTTGTACTTGATATGACGTAAGGTGCATTATCATTTGGTGCGGAGGAAAAAGCAGAACTTACTGTTAAAACTGCTCCTGTAATATCAGATATACTTTTAGATTCAATAGTTCCATCAGATAAAACAATACTAATTGTAGGGTTATCATTAAGTGCTGGTAAACTTGTCTCCGACTCTGCATCTATAGTTATCGCAGTTGTTGTTGCAGATACAACACGACCACCTCTTCTAGCTCCTGCTCTTACTGGATCGTTTACCTCAATCACAGATCCAGGTCTTACAACAACACCAGAATCTATAGACGTAGTAAAAGTAATAGTTTCAGATTCATTTTGTTCAGCGAAAAGTATTGCACGGCCTAATCTGGCAGCTTGATTACGAGAAGTACAGGCAAAAGCTTTTACTTGTTTCACTATCGTTCCAAATTTAGATATGGCTGTTGCATCTTCTACTACTTCAAAGTCAACCTCCTTTGAATCCATATTGAAGTAACTGACAGATATAACACTATGTCTGGTTTTTAAACTGCTACCTGAGTAGTTAAAACCACCTTCTCCCACATTTGCCAAGTTAAATAAATAACTGGCTGATGTTGGTTTATCCTGAGATATTGTTATACCACCAGCAGACCATATTGGCATACATCTCATCACACCTGCCAGATCATTTATTGCTGCAAATGCTTCCTTTGGACTTTGAATATTTACATTGCAACTGAATCTAGCCTCTTTTGCTCCTGATCCTGTACCATCATCAACTTCTTCGTTGGCAAACTTACTTGCTGCTACAAAACTAAATAAATCTAAATTACTGTCTGTAATATGATTACCTAATCCATAACGAGTGTTAGTAAGTAAATCAAGCAGACACATTGCAGGACAGTTAGTGTAAGTCGCTGCACCCATAACACCGTTAAATATATAGCCACTTGGATAAACTATTCTGCCTGTTGCATTGTCAACAGTAGGAGTACCAGAACTTGAAGCACCTGCTCCTGGTATTCTTACCTTTACACCTCTTATACGAAACTTTCTTGTAGGAATACTATTAAACTGTTTGCTATCAAAACGAAGAGAGACATAGGAACTGTTTGGGTAAGTTGAACTGTTGTCTATAACTTCTTGAATACTTGTAAACTGGAAAGCATTTACTCTAGCTGTATCTGTGCTGTCTGCCGTAACACGAACCACTCTTATATCAACAGGGAAAGCACCAGTAATATTAATTCTGTGATCTCTTGCATAAGCATCTGCTGTACGACCACTGACGGAAGTTGTAATTATATCTGTAAAACCACCTGAATTATATTGAACCTGTATTTTATATTCAATAGTATCTCCTCTTATATCTCCATCATCTTCAGCTACTTGTATCTGAGGCCAAGTCAAAGTGACAATAACAGCATCAACATCTGTATTTGTTATCTGTCTTGTGACAGGAGCAGAGGTAGTTACAGTTGTTCCTACAGCAGTAGGTGATCTACTTTCGGCAGGAATCCCTGTCATTGCAGTTTGATTGGACGTTCCAAACTTTGATTGAAACCCTACATCTTGGAAGTTGAAATCAGTTGTGGCAGGACTAGCACTGGTAGCACTTGCATTAAGGATTGGAGTGTCATTAAGAAAAACATCTTTAAGACTTGCATTGTTATAGGCAGTTGTACCTTTGGTTAAACCTTCCTTTGATGCAGACGCAAATCCTTCGATCTCACCTTCAGAGATTAAATCTTGAATAGTGGCAAAACTTCTACTGTGTAAAGTATCGGGAGCACGATATGGAGGAGGAGGTGGTTTTGGTGGTCCTCCAGCACCTCTAATAATCTTAGTTTCGTCTGTCATGCTTCCACCTGATTAACATCTGTTGCAGCAGAGATAACTACTGAACCAGTAATAATCTCACCATAAACTATAGGAACGGGAGTACCAGCCCTTGATGTATTTTGTACTCCACCGAAACTAAAAGATAACTGTGGATCTTGCTCTGAGTTAAAATCTTGAGATTCTGGCAAAGGAAACAACATTTCACTTACGCCTTGCAAGGTCAACGCAGCACCTATTGCAAATATTCCTTTCTGAATTAAACCTACTTTGGCAAAACCTTTAGAAAAAGCAACACCTAATCCTGCTGAAGTACCAATAGACATAAATGATAAACCAATTAAAGCAGCACCACCTAAGATTTTTCCAACATTACCACCTGCTCCAGCTATAACTGGTATAAAATGTATGTCCTCCCTTCCAACAGGATAATCAATTTCATCTTTATTAATATCATAATTACCTACCTTTACCTGATAATACTGTGGACTCATGTGTTCTTCCAAACCAGGAAAGTTATGTATCAAGAAACTTACTGCTTTTGCAACATTATCAACCTGCGCTTCAAACTCTTTGTGACCAACAAACTCTGCAAGTTTTCCATATAGTTTTACTTTACGAAGCATAGCGATACCTACCTCCTGTACATTTTAACAACCATTCAGAATAAGGCTCTTTACAAGATAGTCTATCGGTTAAATGATGTAACACATCTCCATCTAAAAATATCGCTACATGATTTAAACCATTACCTAAAATAGACATAAACAATAAGTCACCATTTTCTAACTTTTCTTCTTTTCGTAATTGTCTAAAACCAGTTCTCCAAGCACATCTTTCAAACATAGGATCTTTTAAAAATTCTTCTGGTGTTAAAGGTCGTTCCCAATCTCTTAACTGAATACCTCTTTCTTCCTTATACCAATCTCTAACTAAACTCCAACAGTCAGTTATACCCCAAACCCATTGCCTTCCTAATATTGGTGCTTTATATCCTGATGGTTCTAAATATCCCCACTGCTCTGTCTTAGGATTAACAATATGCCACGGAAGTCCACTTTGCTCACAACTGATTTTATCTGCCTGACTTGCAATCGGAGGAGTTACAGGATGACTATGGACTACAGCTACGATCTTAGCTATCTTATCTGCCTTTACATAATCTTCTGGATCTAAAATAAAACATTGATGATCTGTTAGAGCAAGATTACGACAAGGGAAATATCTTTCTTTGCCTTTTACATTCAGTAGTAATCCAACAGCTTCTTTTGGATCTTGGTCTTTCGCATGAACCAATGCTTTTTCTTTCCAAGACATTAGTTAAACGTACCAATAGAAGGAAATATAGAACGAGTTGCCTGACGACCTGGAATCCTTATGCCTACAAGATCAGTTGGTGCAGCCAGTTCAAACTCTACTACCTCTCTGTTCTCTGCTGACTTTCTATCAACTCCATAAACTTCTCTTGGAAATTCTGCGTTAGGATCTGCTGTTGCATTTGTATTATCAGCAAAGTTTACAGCATCAATAAATTTAGCAAGGGTTCTTATTCTTGTAACGGTAGCTCCAGTAAGATCATTACCTGCTGTAGTTTCATTAACGGACAAAAGAATAGCAGAAATAATTCCTGATCCTGGAATAACACCTGCATTACTTACTGTCATTTTTGGACGAGGAAGTTGTCCTTTTTGAAAAGCAAAACCTGATACCTGTATTGGAAATCTAAGGTATGAATCTCCATCCCAAACTATTTCACCGTTGGCATTTAAACTACTACCAGCATGAAAACGAAAGATATCATTCGATCCATGTAATGATGTAGATAACTGCAAGGTAAATAGTTCAATAATTGCAGAAGGGTTTATAGATTGTAGATTACTGAATACTGCTGAATTAACTGACATTAGGATGCAGGTTCAAATACTTCTCTGAATGTAGCTTGAATCGTAGCTCTATTGTTATAAGGTATCGACTTACTCCAACTTTCGCAAACAAATTGTGATGAACTAGATTCTCCAGGTGGTGTAAAAGTAAAGCTAGAACTGTCATTTGCTCTCGCATCTAAGAAAGTTTCTATGGTATCTGAGTCTGTCTCTGAAACATTAAAAGTAAAATTAAATACTTTGGGATTTTGATGTGCTGCTATTCCAAATAATATTCTGTGTTCATAACCATCAGCAAAACGAATAGTGCGTGTTAATGGTGCTGAGTTTTTTCTTTGTCCGTATGTAGGTTTTATTGAGGGGAAAGTAGCCATTATGAAAGTAAACCTCCAGGACGTTTCTGCTGTAATATTTCAGATTGTACTGCAACTGAGATAAGACGACCAAGCTCTCTACCCTGCTGTTCATCACCTTCAACAGAAGAACCAGAAGCATCTACATTTACAACTACATTTGTAGAGCCACCAAGAGCATGATTTGGTGTAATCATTCCTGAGACACCAGGACTAAACAATTCTGGTCCACGCTCTCCAACAATATAACTACCACCTCTTTTAACTGAACCACCATCTGCTCTAAACATTTTACCAATACCAGGAAGTCCTCCTAAGAAAGAATTAACACCAAACTGTATGAGTGATCTTTGAATCTGTGTGAATACGCTACGAGCAACATCACCAAGAGTTTTAGTACCATTTATTGCACCTTCTATCGCATCAACAAGACCTGTCTCTATTGTTGAACCAATACTTGAATATAATTCATTTATTTTTGTCAATTCATCTCTAAGTTTTATTGAATTTTTAATTTGCTCAACTTGTTCTTGAGTTAAATCTTTTACCTTAATTTTCATTTTGTTTGCCATTTCAGCTTTTAATTTTTCAATTTCTGCACCCTGTTTTCCCAACTCAAGTTGATTTTGTAAAAATGTATTTTGATCTGTAATACTCTTAAGTCCTTCATCAAGAAGGTCTTGTCTTTCTATGTCTAATGCTAATTTATCTGCTACTAATTTAAATTCTTGTTTTCTTTTATCTAAAATTAATTGTGCAGCTTCAGCTTCTTTACTTTTGACTTTAGTAATAATAGGAACTAAACCTCCAGCACCAGAAGGTATAAGTTGTAATTGATCTACTTTTGGTATAGCATCTATTCTTTTTTGTTCAGCTTGTATATCTAATGCTTCCTTGTTTCCTAATTTTGCTCCTAAAGCTACACCTTCTTCAATAGTTCTTTTTTTAGTTGCATTTCCAAAACCTGAAATCTTGCTAAGAAAATTTAATACTGTAGCAGCAAATACTTGAAATTTTGTTGCTCCAATTTTGAAATTATTTCCAGCAGCTTTACTTAATTCTGAAAACTCTTTTAACTGTTTAACTCCTTCTTCACCAATCATTTGATTCATTTTTTCTGTTGCCACTTCTAAAGCAACATGAGCACCTTGAGTTCTTTCTATCATTTTTAATCTTCTACCTTCTGCTGTTCCAGCTAATCCTAAAGACTCTGTTAGTTTATCTATATTAGGGGTCATTACATCAAAAGAACCACCTAATTCATCTAAAGCACTTTTTAATGTTGTTAATTGTTGTAAGAGAGCAGTAGCAACAAGACCACCTGCAAAACCTCCCATTTGTCCACCTGCTTTAGTTCCTAAGAAACCACCAGCAAATCCAAATGCACCTCCAAGTGGCCCTTGTCCAAATAACAATGGGAACGCACCAGAAATTGCTCCGCTTGTTAATGCTGCTTTATTGCTTCTGTTGTTAAATTTATTTCCCTGTTGTTGTGATTTATTATTTTGATTTTTTGCTTTTGTATTTTCTAAAATCTGTTTAGTTTCTCTGCCTATTGCTCTGGATTGTTTAGTTGAAGCTGCTAATGCATCTTTATGTGCCTTTGTACCAATCTCTAAACTATTTGCAAACTCTTCTAAAGCATCTGCTGCTGCTATTTGTTGATTAGTTGTTTTACCAAAAACACCTTTAGATTTATTAACACTTTGAACAAGATCATTCATATCTTGTCTATATTTTCTTATCTCATCACGGGCTTTCTTACCAAATGCTCCTCCTGTA